TCCGCTTCCGCTGATGTTGTAACTGTTTCCAACCCGAACAGCACGAGTTGAAGCGCCTTTGACATCCAGTTGAATGCTGCTGCTGATTCGATGAGTTAGGTCAGCACGGGCAGGCAAAGCAGCAGCCAATGTGATGCCTAATACCAAAAGTAAACGCCTCATTTTGGTTTAGAGGTAGGAGTTTCTGCCTTAAGTGTAGGCTGCTCTTCCGTTGAAAGAACGCAGAATTATGTACGACTCTGGATGCGAAAAGCTGTCACCAGCATTAGCAACACAGTAAGCACTAGGAGTGCGCTCAAAAGCAGTGTTGGGAGTAAGTGCCCCCAACACAGAAGAACCACCCAAATTGACGTTAAAAGCAGATAACGGTTGTTGAATCGATTGGGATGCTGCTCCATCAAACGTCTTACTTGGGTTTTGAGGTAGTTGTTTCCTTGACTGTAGGCTCTTCTTTTTTCTTGCCATTGGCGCGTTTGATATTGACTCCCACGGAACTCAACGTCCCTGTCAACAAACTTGCGGGAAAAGTTGGATCCATGGCTTTGACGTGACCCAAGTAATTAAGGGTCAGCATTGCAATCGACCATGTTAAAACGGCCAGTTTGACAAAATCCGCCAACGGCGTTGATTCTGGTTCCTGCTCCGGCTCCTGCTTAACCTGTTCTTCTGCCATGATGTGCGTTAATTAGGTCGAAAAGTGTGGTAGAGGTTTGGGCGGCTATGGCTGGGGCAAGCGTGGGGGCATGTGCCCTAGCTGTCAAGAGTGCAGGCCGTGAAAGCCAGCAAGGTCGTGACTCGTTGGTGCGCCTCACAAGTGCTGTAGACAATTTAAGCTCTCAGCTCGATCTTTTACGCCGAGAACAAACCACCCTTCATGCTGAGTTGTTCGGAAGGCTTAGCGATGTTGAGCGCAGCGTTGCCAGGCTTGAAGGCATACAAGACAGGAACTAGACTTCCGGCACACACAGTGCTGTCATGGTTTTACTTCTAAAGCCAATTCTGTTTGGCTTCATCAAATCAAAGGCTGTAAAACAGTTGCTACTTGACTGTCTGATCAAGATCAGCGAGCAGACAGACAATCAGCTAGACGATGTGGCTTGCAAGTATGTCCAAGATCTACTCTTCCCTGGAGATCGCGTTGAGAAGTAAATGTGGGTTTGGGTCGTAGTTGTGGTTTTATCGTTGCTCCCATTCTTCCATTGGTTCCGTGGCACTCCTCACCAACTTGCCGCTGTTAAAGAGCTTGAAGACTCCTTGCCTCAAGAGCTACTTGAGGAAGATGCCGCCTGGGTTGATGCGTGGAAAGCATCAGGCATTGATCAACAGGTCTACATTCCCTACTTCAGCCAGCTCGACAACGGCAGCGGCCAAGGTTATAGAGAATGTTTCTCAAGTGCAGCCGCGATGGTTGCAGCGCATTTTTTGCGCGTCAAGACAGATGATGAGTACAACAAAATCCGCGACAAGTTTGGGGATTCAACCTCTGTTGAGGCACAAATAAAAACGCTTGAGAGTTTGGGGTTGAACGCTCAGTTTCGGACTGATGGTGACGAAGAAATGATCGAGATGGAGATTGAAATGGGCAGAGTGGTCCTGGCAGGGTATTTTCACCGGGGCGACCTGCTACGCGGTGAGCCACCAATGTGCAGTGGGAATGGATGTGGTCATTGGCTGGTTGTGACGGGCTACACAGGAAAACACAGCAGCGATCCTGGCTGGGTGGTAAATGATCCGAAGGGAAAACCGGACCTAGCTCGTGGAGGGCATTCAAGTGCTACAGGTGGTGAGCTAGCAAAGATAAGGCAATCAGAGTTCAGGCCACGTTGGCAGGTCGATGGCCCTGGCACGGGCTGGGTAATCTTGGTGGACGATTTGTGAATTGGTCGTATATAGCCGCCTTTTTCCAAACCGTGGTGATCTCATGTATGCACCCGTTGAACTGGGAAGCTTGTTTACCAGTGCAGGACTGGTTATTCCCCGCTATAGGTGATTACATACGGTTCAAGACGGAGGAACCTTATGCTTCCGAAAAACGAGCCTTACGATCCATTCAAATGGATGATCGTTGAGCAAAGCCTTGAAGAAGAGCTGACGCTCGAACGCAGTATTAGGGAGATTGAGGACTGCGGAGACATCAGCACGATGACTCAGTTGTGCGCCGCCATGGTGCGGCAACAATGGCACCAAAGCAAGCTTTTAAATCAAGCCGTCAATCACATTGCTGAGATGGACGCTTTGATCGCTGACGGAGTGCAGATGCTCTAAACGCTTTTTCAAGCGTGGTCAGCTTTGGGTTGGATTCGTGCAGCGTGTCCCTGACTTTTGCTTTGGCTGCGTCAATTTGATCTTGAGGACGGGTTGTCCAATTCATGTTCACAGGGGCCATGACTCAATCACTAAGAGTTGGTCTCATCGCAGTTATAAAGGCGTGTCAAATAGGTGTAAAGCCATTGGGCTTGCCAATCCTGTTCGTGGTATCGAACAACGCCAGCGGCTTCTACGCGCCAAACCAACTTGCCATTTTTTTCGACCTGTTCAATGGTTGGTTTCATGTCAGAAGAATAGGCACGGTGGTTAGCCGTGCCCTTGAGTTAATTAGAAATCGACTGTCTTAGCTGCTGGCGCAGGCTTTGACTCAGGGCGATAAGGCGCATTTAACTTGCCTTTTAACATGGGTGCTCCTTTGCGTGTCGTGCCATTCCAGCCAGCCAAGCGAATCTTGACGACCTTGTTTTCTTCTTGATAATCAAGCTCACGTTCTGCGGTCTGCAGATAGTTGATCAGCTCAGGGATGTTTGACTCAAGAACTTCAAGGTTCCCGGTTACATCTGGGCTTTTTTCTGACTTTTTGTTTTCCTCTAGCGTGGTGAACTGAACGAAGCCAATGTTGAAATCAGACATTGTTTTTAGTTTTTTTGATCAAGGACGAGTTTGGTTAAGCCCAATGCAAGTTCAGGCGTAACCGGGAAAGGGCAATCAGCTTCTTTTAAATAAAGACAAACTGATTCGAAAGAATCCATTACGTCAACGAGAGGCCCTTTCCATTCTGTAGGCGCATAAAGTGTGGTGGAATCAGACATTAGGATTAATGAAAAAACTGGGACAAAATAAACTTCACTGCGGCGTTGCGGACACCGCCGTGATTTTGATCAGCGTAATGCTGAACATTTTTGGCTAGAACGGGGTCCAGCCGGACTTGAAAATGAAGATGACGCCGATCGTCATCACGCTTGGCTTGTGCTGTCTTTTCACTGTCAGACATGGTTCTTGAGGTTTTGAAGAACCCAATCGCGGTGTTTAACACCAGTCAATATCGGTGCGATACGTGCATCACTGGCGAGACCAAAATGGCTCCGAAACGCAGCCAAGAAACTTTGCAGCCCCTCAGGTGATAACTCTTGAATCAAGCCGAGGCAATCGTCACGATCTTCTTTTGATAGTGGCTGATCCTTGTCGGCAACGCCTTCGATCTTTGCTGCAGGCTTGGCAGGTGTTTTTTCTGCAATGTCGGCGTCGTTGTCTTCTATGCCAACACACAAGCCAAGGACTGACAAAAGACAGAATCTGCGTTGATAGGTAACGCTCTTTCCCCATTCCTGTGTGCCATTCTTGCCGCTGTTAATAGCAAGAGGGGTCACGGCAGAAACGTGTTCTCCGCTTGTGTGCATCAACGTTGTACGCAAGCCAGGTTGCCCGTTGATTTCTTCTGGTAGTTGAGAAACAACTAGGCCAGCAGCTCTAAGCGCAGGGCCAATCTTTGACAGCACGCCAGGAAGATTTGCAAAGCCACCGTGATAGCTTTCGGCGTTGTCATGAATCGTAGGGACAGAAGATTGAAACTTAATTAGAGCTTCAGCTAAGTGCGGTAACGGTGATGTGGACTCCAAGGAAGTCATCGGTTGCATAGCGTTTGGTTGCATAGATTGAACAGATTTGTGAGTCGTTGTGGAGCAAGACGCGGGCAACCGCATCCCCGATTGCGTCTGAACATGATCTCAAAAGCTTGTCAAGATCAGGCGTTGTGACGTGATGCTTAGGAGCCAATGGCTTGAGCTTTGTGCTGTTTTTGCCTGACCCAAAGTGATGTAAAGGGCGAGGGAAAACAAAGACACATTTCAACTCAACTGGAGCCTTAGTGTCCCAATCTGCAGGCTTATGGCGTTGAGCAGTAACTGCAACGTCATTACGCCAGGAAGCCAATGCTTCAGCGTTGTTGGCAATGACTCGGCTTTGGTAGGCACGCACAGATCCTTGGGGGACTGGCGTGCCAAGAACTGAAAAGGTGATGCTTGCCATTACTTAAGAGATTCGCAGGCAGGCTGCCATCCTTGCTCGCAGTGTGTGCGCTGCTGTTGATCCAAAGTGCTGGTCAGGCTATGCCAAGCAGCACCAGAGAACAAGCCAACGGCCACAACGCAAACAATGAAATTGACCTTGGCAGACTTGCGGCTGGGGTCGTAAAAACGAGAACGCGACTTGTAGTTAGTCATTAGAGGCTGCCGTTAGAGACAGCGTGGCATACCTGGGTATACCTGTCAATCAGACGTTTACCCAGACCTTGCGCTTGACGACCTTGTTCACCCAAGACGTGGTGCAACCAAAGATCTCAGCAACCTCCCGAGACGACCTACCTTCCAGCCAAAGGCTTCTCATTTCAAGAATGTCGGCAGGTTGGAAAACTTGCTTATTGCGTAGGGCTGGCGCTTGGATTTCTTCAAAACCTTGTCGCGTTACAAATTTGTGATGGCAGCCAGTGCATTTGCGATAGCGGCGGACATGATCGGAAAACTCATGGCATGTGGTTGTGACACGAGTTTTGGACCCGCACTTTGGGCAATCCATCAGAACTGTGGTTGTTTGGCTTGGAACTTGCCCCAGGCGTCTGACCACGCCTCAAGGCAGTTACCCACGCTTTGCTCGATCACCTTAACTTTTTCTGGCCCCACGACAACCATCACGGCCATTTCTGCGTAAACGCCTTGGCAAGCCAAAAAAGACGCATACGCCCCAAGCTGGACATCGCAAAACTTGCGCCCAGACACAGCTTTCTTGCTGCTGACAGTCTTGAGGTCGCCAACGTAAATTGTCCCGTTTTTGCGCAGCAAAAAGTCCAGCGAGCCAGCACAGCTCTTGGCCTCGTCAACTACGCGATATTCCGTCGCCAGTGTTTCAGCGCCTTCAAAAAACTTTTCGCCACGTAGCGCCTCAATCCAATCTTTCCACTTTTCCGGCGCTTCTGGGTCTTTGCCATTCAGCCAACCTTCGCACCAGTCATGGATGGTTTTACCCCTAATAGCCCAGCCATCTTCGCCGTCTTTGTATTTGGCAATCATGCTCCGCTTGAACGGCGTCATGTCCATATCAACGATGTCTGAAACGTTGTGGGCTAGCCATTCGCCGTTAAGGCGGTATCTGTGGGACTCTTCAAAAAATTCAAGGCCAGGTATCGGCTCGTACATCGAGGGTTGCAATCTGTGGGCAGTATGGGCATGATTTGCCAGCAAAGCAACCCCAATCCATGCCTGATATAGAACCACTCGCAGGAAGCCACGTTAGGCTTGATCCGCGTGTTCTTGCTGCAGTAGATGCCAAGCGGCCTATAGGCGTGAGCCGCACAGGATGGGTCAACCTATTGCTTCAAAAGGCCATTGCATCAGAGCCTGAGCCTTTGTCTCGTGACTGATCTCAACGCAGAAGAACGAGCATTTGACCTTCTGCAGTGGGTGCCATATTCGCTTCCCTCGGAATACGACGAGGATGAGTCGATGTGCGGCAAATACAGCGCCATGCAAAAAGAACGCTCAGACGCTGCTTTAGACGCATGGGACTTAAAGCACCCTTTTGAATCCAGCGACGAACTGACAGCTTTCCGCGAGCTGCAACGCCTCGGCGTTTACACCGACAAAAACTATTTCTCACCATCATTGGCAAAAGATGCCTTCTACAGAAAAAGCCTCAACGAACAAGCCGCCACTACAGGAAGCACTAACGGGCCTAGCACTCCACGCCGAAAAGGTGATCCAGGAGGAAAGGGAACGGGATTGGATGCCCCTGATGCGAAACAAAGCTTTCGAGCTAGGCGTAGACGACGACGCTCGCGATCCTGAACTAAAGGCTTATCTCGACGCTGCAGAACGCCGGCTTCACAAGGGCACGGTTTACAGAGCAGGGCAACAACTCCAAGCCACCGAGTCTGTCTTTCTGCTTGACGGCATGGTGAAGCTTGGCGAATCCAACGTGATAATCGGCCAGCCAAAGGTTGGCAAGTCATCGTTTTCAACAGGTTTGATTGCTGCGTTACGTGATCGCATTCCGCAGTTCTTAGGGCGTGATTTAGCAACGCCAAATGAGCGGATGCCTGTCCTTGTATTTGGCACAGACCAAAGCGAGGGTGATTGGCTACATCTATTGCATCGCGAGAGCTTAGTTGCAGAAGATCAAACACTGAAAGCTGATTCAGTTGATTTCTTCTGCAGCATGGAAACTGGCGAGCAGTACAACTTCACTAAAGACGGTATTCGTCGAATGCGTGAGGAGATTGAAAAGCATCAATTCCCGCTTGTAATTATTGACTCGTTGAGTTCAATGATGGAGCCAACGGGGATTGAAGAAAACACCTCGCGTTATGCACAGCCGATCCGTAACGCCATCAGCCAGTTACGCAAGACTGGGGCCACATTGGTTGTTATTCATCACTCTGTAAAACGTCCAACAACGTGGGACTGGATTACAGAATGCCGGGGCAGCAGCTCAATCAGCTCGGTTTTTAGCTGGGGCGTATTGATGCGCTGGGTTGCACAAGAAGAAGAGGGCCTTGCACGTATTGACAAGCGCGTGGGATTTGCTGGCAAGGGCCGCGGCGCTAATGAGTCTGGCGGCGTCATGGGCCAATACATGCCAGAAGGTGGTTGGACTTATCTCGACGGGCTTGAGGAAGCGCAAAAGGTCGAGCGGGCTGGGCAGCGCATTATGGAGCTGGGCGGAGTACGCGCAGGGGTCTTTGACTATTTGACCTTGCGCACAGGATTAAACGCTGACGTATCAGCCGACGAGCTTGCTACGGAGCTGGATAAGCAGAAAGGCCATGTTTCGCGTGAGCTGCGAGCACTCAAAGCGAAGGGTTTAGCCGAGCCTGTACGGGCAGAGGAAACAGGCTCAAGACCACGTAATTATTGGATGGCAAGCCCTGCTGCGATGGAATGGTCCCTGGGGGGCTCAGAATCAGGATCTAATGGATATTTGGATAAATTGCCCAAAAGATCCTTAATATCCAATAAATCAAACACTCAGGATGGAACAGCCGTACTACTTTCTGGTACAAAAGATCCAAGCTCGGATTCAATAGATCCAAAGATTCAAGTCGAGATTCGCAGGGGTGACGAATGGGCCAATGGCTTTATCGTTCGCAACGGAGCTGACCCGAACAACATCTCCGTTGAACGCCTTGGCAACCCCATGGTGACGATCAGCAATCTGCGCTGGGGTCTAGACGTTCGTGCTTGTCAACCTGAGCCAATCAAGGTTCAATCCACTGTCCCCTTTGATTTCTGATGCCTGATTGCAACCGCACCTATCCCATTCGCGTCGATGTACGGCTTACAGAAGCTGAGCGCGATGCCTTGAACGTTGAAGCCATGCAACGTGGCATTCCGCGTCAAGAGCTGTTGAGGGCTCGTGTGCTGAGCGAAGCCAACCAGCCTGCTCCTGTCCCTGAGATTAAGAAAAAGCATTTCTCCAAGGGCAGGGCAAGTATTGACAAGGCGATCGCAGCTGTGAACCGCCGCTATTCCATTCCGAGCAAGCAATTGGAGCCATTGATTTGCACTGTCATTTGCGCGTTGAATGAAAAAGGTTGACAGCGGGCATGCCCTGCATTATTGTTGGCATGCCACAAGCCGGATGCATGGCCCGGATCCTCGGCCCTGAGACAAGAGCAGGTGCCTGGTTCTTACCTCCTCAGTCGTGACCAGTAGCTCACGACAGAGGTTTTAAATTTATATTTATGGACTTTCACAATCTCAGCCTTGCGCTTTACGAAAAGTGGGAAAGGGCTCAAGACGCCATCGAAGCATCAGGCTTACTTGAACGCTTCCTAGACAAAGTTCAGGCTTATTACTGCGAGGCATTCCAAGACGATGAGCTGACTTGGTATGAAACTGTTTACGGAGAGGATGAGCTACAGGAGTTCAAGGACGACGCCATCAAGGCTGGCTTCACGTACACCGTTCAATTAGTTGACGATGATTAATTCCTGCCGGGGAGCCTGATGCTGTTACGGGCAGCTGAAAGCCATACAACACCTAACGAGGCAGGAAAAGCAAGGCAGGCGCAAAACTGGGGTGGTGCCCACTTGCGTTTGATCAAACCCCCGACATCAAACATCAAACCACTTCTTTTTCTTACTATGTCTTTTGAAGATTACGACAGCAAAGCACTAGAGAGAATCGCTGATTCTCTACAAGAGGCTTTTAACCCTGAAGAGGCATTAATTTACACTCCTCTTTATAGAATTGCGGATTCTCTGGAAAGCATTGCAAAATCAATGGACTCTTCATTTATGCCTGAATGGAAGAAGAGGCAGAATGAATGGAAGAAGAGGCAGAACTAATGACTAAAGACGAACTCGCACGCATCCAACAAAATACAAACGAGCTGAACGCTTTCCTTTCTTATGAACGACGACTCAAACAGGCTTACGCCCGTAGCCAAGATCCGTTCCCTAGAAGATGGCAGCCTGATGGTCACCGTCGGAGAGTTCAGGTCGATCGTTAGCTCACACCACCTTGTAGAACCCAAAATACTGAGGCTCACTTCATACTGGATGAAAGCTCACGCTCACGATGGCGATCACACTGGACATCAAGTCTGAGCTGCCTAAGGCCATTAAGTGGACGAACGAGCACACCAAGCAGCTGCCGTTCTCTATCTCTCAGGCAATGAATGCCAGCGTCAAGGGATTAGCTGCTGTCCCTGGCTCTAAACAGAAGAGTGCAATCAACGGCCTAGCTGGTTCATCTAAGCGATTCTTTGATCGGCCTAAGCCTGCTACATCCACAGGCTTCTTTGCTACAACAGCAAACAAGCGCACACTGTCCCTGGTCATCAAGCCAAAGGACAAACCATGGGATCGCAACCGTTACCTATCAGGCAACATCTTTGGTGGCGCACGCCCACCTAAGCCTTTTGAGATTGCATTTGCTGCACAGTCCAAAGGACAGATACCAACAGGCGCACGCTTTGTCCCAACAGGTGCGATCAAGCAAGATCGTTACGGCAACGTAAGCAAGTCCAACCTGCGCAAGATTCTTAATGGTGTTGGCACTGGATCCAACACAGGCAACAACATCTTTATTGGCAAGCCAACAGGAGGAGGCAGGCAGCTGGGCGTTTACAGACGTGAGCGCAAGTTCAAGCTCCGCCCTCTGTTCCTTGTTGAATCTTCTGTTGATTATTCCGCACGCTTCCCAGCTGTTCGCATCATCGAATCCAAAGTCAAGTCAACCTTTGGCCTATACCTGCGCACGCAGCTTGCACGCAACGTCGCAGCCAATGTCAAGGCAGGCAGAGCAGACATGCGCACCGGCTTGCTATAGGCCCACCCCCACCCCTTGCGGGTCCTTCTGGCCGGATCCTGCGTGTCCTCCCCT